AGCCCATCTATACTTATAGCCGACGCGCTTAGACAGCGCGTCCCGGCCGAACTGCATACGCTCCCTGGGATTTACCAAGGCGCGGAAGACCTGACTCCAGCGGTCCGAATTATATTTGTTATATTTCGGAACCACCGCGAGGAAACGGTGCTCAAAGCGTTGCAACTTTGAGTTCCATCTTCGCGGCAGCCTGGCATTATCGGCTCTATAAACATTCATCACTCCACTTAGTGTGGTGGTGGTGATGTTCTCATGCGTACCCCAAATGTTGGAATACGGCAAGCTAAACGGGAGCAGTTGCCCCTGTCGCTCGTGGTGGATCTTTACAGTCCTTTCAGGGACTTTAGGATACCACTCATGAATCAAGTCGGTAAGCCAATCAGGTTGAATGCCATAACGCTCATAAATATTATTATGAAACGCTATGGTCTTCATTCGGGCGGGTACATCATCATCGGGCAACGCTCGTAAACGCACTGGTGTAATATCAATGCCACGGTAAAATTCTTTACCGCAGGATTCTCGAAAGAATCCGTTTATGAACGACTTATTGCGGTTGACAGTAAAGCCAACCTCAGCAAGTAGCTCGCAAGCCTGGTCTGCGAAGACAGTAGGCATGATGATGTCGTCACCATACACATACACGGGGTTTCTCCTCACACGATCGTAGTTGACGACAAGTCGTCCGTTACGCTTATGTTTGGGTAATCCCTCTTGTAGGTTGGTGGCAGCTGTTAGTATGGCCCACAGCGATAACGCCATAACGGGAAAGCAAGTTGCTGATCCCATTGGGGCGTGTTTCGCGAGTTCAACCACTGTACCATCAGGCATCTCAGTTCTAGGACTCCGTGCGGCGGTAAGCGCATCTACCCAATTCTTGGGGAATATGCGTCTTACTAGCCACATAGATTGCCTATCACTGGCATTCTTCAGGTCTAGCGATGCTAACTCTCGGTTTATCGAACCGAGAAAAGCTAGTTGCTGGTTGATCTCTTGGTTAGTGAAGTTCACTAACCCAGTGGTGAGGGGGTGTGCCTCCGCGCAAGTTACTAATTTGCGCATACAACCCTGCTGGATCCACATGGTCTCTCGTGGTTCACACGAGATAATACGTGGACCCCGTGCGTCTTTAGGGACGAGCAGAATCTTAGCACACGGAGTGTATTCTTCCAGGTCGTCGAGGAACGTGTGACCACCGGGAGTGTTAAAGCAACACTCCTTGTAGTCATCCGCTTTATCTCGTAGGGCACGCCGTATATCATACGGTGAGGTGCCTTTAGGAAAACGACCACACACAGATGCCTCCTCGTCATCGAGGTTTATGTACCATAAGGTCCACAAATCCTCTTCGATGTTAAAGACATCCGTGGCCGTACCTTCCTTTCTTCCGACCATCTCATCACAGAGATGGGCAGCGCCTAGGAAAAAGTACGACGAATACGACCAGATATCATCAATTTCCTTGATGTATCTGGGCCTATCGTAACGCTTATGAATAGGCGTCCGACAGGCTGACACACCAGAACCGTGGAATGGTGTTATATCTAACGGATCTTGATCCGCTAGCACTATTCCAAGTAGAGTACGAGCACGATCCAAAATGACGCTGGTTTTACAGCGATTTGTTTCGAAGCGCCACGAAGTGTGGTGCTCTCGCTCTGATGCTACTAGTTCAAACTGTTTGACTTCTTCCTCAATACTGAGGAATTCCGCCAAACAGGTTTGTTCCGATTCAACTGTGTGTCCGCCCTCAATTTTGCCGAAAGCAGCGAGTAGCTGATTGAGGCAAAATACAGCATCCACGTTAATGTTATCACGCAAAGTACCGCCATCATCGAAGATAGCAGACCAAGCATTATACAAGAACGTGGGTAGCAGAGAGTCGCGTTTCTTTTTGAAACGTGAGTCCTCACAACTGAATTGGCCTGTTTCCAGTCCAATCAATAGGGAGGTTCTAAGAGAGGTAAAACCTCTGGCATAGAACTCTGCTCCTTCGTTAATGCATCTACGCTCAAACGTAACAACGTCTTGAGTTTGGATGTATTGTTTGTTGCGACCGCAACGAGTAAGCCCGTCGAAAATAAGACGGAGGCGATTATTGTTAACCATTTTGTTGTTTTCTTTATAGAACTCAGCAATAGGTGGACAGTCCTTGCCAATGCTAACACTCGTAGCCCGTATGGAACTGGGGTCACCCCGAACTTCTTCCATGAAGGATGAAGGGGGCTGGGGAGCTTATTAGGCTCCTTGTTTGGATTCCGATTCATAACGTACGTCGCCCGACTAGCTGGATGCTAGCCGAACGGGTAAGGTTCGTTAGACCTGCCCTGCGAGGATTTGATCCTGCAGCGCCGTCGAATCGACAATGGTTTTGAGCCGCGTGAAGTCTGCCTTAATGTCAGCTACAGAGTCATTGGGACCCTGTACGATGTTAAGGTACAACCGACGTGTCTTGTAGGCTCCAGTTGTGGAGCCAGGAACAGGAACGTTGGTACTCAAATCAATGAGTCTTCGCGTGGTTCCGGACCGGTCAACCTGATGTTTAACAATCAGTGTTGCGGAGTGTGCCAAGTCGAGGCCCGTTACAGAGTAACGTGCCCCGGCTTGGGCGTCTCCGAATTGCTTACCATAGGTAAGTAGTGTGCCACCCGTTCCGAGGGCTAGTGTATCTGCTAGCATAGTGCTTGTATTTTCCTATCTATTGTTGGTAGGATCCGGTCGCCACCCCACACTCGTGGGATGTAACGACAAGACCAACTACCTTTAGGGGTTGGGTATGCTCGACCAGGACGATCGCCTATCAGTAGGCAATCTATAAATCCTGGCAAATGCAAGTTCCGCAATACTAGCCCACTGTGCCAATGTTGGCATTCGTGGTTCAGGTATGTACGGAGTCGTTGGGGTCCATGTTGGCCCCAACAATGCAGAACGCGAGTAGGTCGTGTAGCCCCATTCTTGGGCTCTACTCGGCAACCCAATCGTGCGGGTGTGTTTTAAAGCACCTGCAACAACTGGAGTTAGCGTCTCCGTGAGGACACCGTTTGTGATCGACTTCACAGTCGACCAGGTGTTAACTGTAGTAAACCACTCCGGCTGGGGATCCATTCCCCGCATTTGTTCCAGATAGTTGCTGATTGGAAAGAACCAATCAGCAACAAATGAATATGGAACTAGTGCAACGATCGATGATAGATCCGGTGTTAAACCCAGATCTTCAAGGACGCCTTGGAGGCGTAATCGATCGATGGTCGGCAACTTAGTGTTGTCGAGGCGTCTGACGGCGCCTTCGGTCCACTCTGTTGTGGTGGTTTTGGTATAGCTAATATCTGACCTATAGAAACCGTAGTTCCCATCGGTAGAAGTATTGTACGTCGAATAATTCGGCGTTGTTTTGGAATCTCGAAAGAATCCCTCAACAACAAAGTCTTTCTTCAACGCTGCTATACTCTTATCTACGCGACCTAAACTGGACATTACGTTATTACAATCCTTGATTAAAGGCTTGATACCGTATTTCCAATTCAGGTCTAAGCCTACTAGGGCTTTCAGGAGCGATACGGGGTGTTCCGCGAATTGCGCAGCGATTTCTCGTGCGTACTTCTTGGCCACTCCAATCTTACTACCGTGCCTGGTGCGAACAGCCACGTCCATGAGGACGGAAGCTATAGCACCAAGCTGATGGTGGGTATCCTTGAGCTCGCCTAGACTTACTAGACCCTGTGCCACTTTCCTGTTTATGACAGGGACGCGCGCCCGGGCAACTGCAGCTCCGTTCGGGACAGACAGATGTGTAAATATCTGCTTGCCCGTGGTAGTCATAGCATTTGCCAGACGCGACCGAGTTACGATCCTGGCCGTTGTAAAACGAACAGTATCTTGAAACTCCATGACACATTGCGATGGAAGTACGCCTATACACACACTTTTGGTGTGTGAACAAGCATTGTGACCTCCTGCGTTTCCTAACACATCAGTGATGGACGCGCGTGTCTCGCTCGTCGTATATTCTGTCTGGTTACCTAATGAATAGGTACCGATGGCCGACAGTGTCCCCAGAATAGGATTATATAATGATCCTCCTTGGATAACTGTGGTCGCACTGTTAGTACCCACGCTAGTGGATAAAGCAGTGCCAGATGTACGGGTACGGGTAGACATAACATTAACGACAGCACCCTCC